AGTAAACAAACTATTTACTTGTAAACCTAATAGTGTGCCAGCAGAATTTCTTAATGTAAATGCACCATCTATAATTGTCCCAGTTGGTGTTGTAAACGAAAGATTTTCGTCAAACACAAAGCTGGCGTCTAGGAGTAGACCACGTTCAACAGTAAATCCTGAAAAATCAGTTCCTCCGCCAACGCCTGCTAGTGTTTCACCCACATTCAAATATAATACTCTGTCTGCTATCTCTAAAGTTTGTGAAGAAATGGTCGTTGTAGTACCTTGTACTAACAAGTCCCCAGTAATGGTTGTTAGGCCAATATTAGGTCCCGTGTTTAGTACGATGTTTCCACCGAGCTGTGTGACTACTTGATAGTCACCATCTTGAACTTTGACGACTTTAGACATGTTTATATTAGATAGCTGTTAGTTGAATATAATCTTCTGATGAATCGTTGACCAAATACCAAGTGTAACGATTGCCACTGAAGTCAATGGCTGTGCGCTTGTTTAATTTTCTAATAGCAACAGAAATGTCAGCACCTGCATCTGTGTAACCCAACATGACTACTTGTCCGTCTTCGGTGATTGAACTTACTAACAAGCATTTATCTGTACCGTCAGCATTAGTAACTTTGTAGCTACGTGAACCTGTTTGTTTTTCAATGTATCCTGCTTTAGCTGTTCCAAAGCCTGGAATACGTGCAGATACTTTAATACCTGCAGATGTTGTGGCGTAATCGCCAAATACCAATGTACCAAGTACATCATCTTTTACTGGACGTCCCATTGTTTTCTCCTTGAGTTTATGGCGTTCTAGGCCTACGCGGTGGGTACCGCATAAATCTTCTAGACAAAGTATTTATCGATTGTCCAAAGTTACAAGTCAACAAAAAAGGACTCCGAAGAGTCCTTTCCGTATTACACTTAATGCAATATTACTGGAATGAAACACCAGTAATTGAAACGCTACCTAAGTAGTCTGCTGCGTTGCCTAGAGATGACGCAGTATTTGACAACTCAACATAACCGTAACGTGTCATAAATGATACGACTGGTTCAAATGTTGATGGATCTAAAACAACACCACTGCTCATCAATGGAATGTATGGGCAATAGAATGCTGCTGCATCTGACTCTGAAGAACCTTTGTAGCCAACTAACACAGCTGAGTTATCAGCAGCATAGCTGTTTACATAAACCTTCATAGCACCGTTCAATGTACCAACGAACTTGGTGTTTGTTGGAGCTTCGAAAGTTCCTTCTGTTGTACGAGCAAATGCGCTTGTAGTAGCAGATTGTAGAATTGTCAATGCTTGTGGTGAAACAACAGCCCAGTTACCAGCACCGCGACGTGTACGTTGAGCGATGATGTTAGCAGCACGGTTGATTAGAACAGCTAAAGCAGCGTGTTCGTCACCAACGAATGTAGCAGTACCTGATACAGTTGCTTGGTTGTATGCTTGAACGTTACCGTTAGAAGCAGCTAAAGTAGCCAAGCTACCGATAACTTCTTGGTCGATTTCAGCAGTAATTTCTTGTGCTAAAGCAGCCATAATTTCTGCTTCGATGTCAATGCCTTGTTGGGCTTGTGCATCTTGAGCAGCTTCAAATGTCCAGCGAGCTGACAATTTACGTGTCTTCGCTTCAACAGTTTGTTTCAAGATTTGAATGCTTAAACGCTTACCAGCTGCACCTTCTAAGGCTGCTGTACTAGCTGCTTTAGTTTGTGAACCATCGTTAGCAGAATAGCCTTCTGCAATCTTGAATGGGCTTAGAGCCTCTTCACCAGCAGTAGCGCCATATGTGCCACTTAGTGTATCGCTGTAGCGAACACGTAGTGTATGGATCTGACCAACTGGTCCAGTCATTGGTTGTACACCAACTAACTCGTTAGCGATAACGGTTGGCATAACGCGACGGATCACTGGAAGGATCACGCGATTTAGTGTTGCGACGTTGCCGGCAGAAGTGGCACCAGTACTAGCACTTTCAGCCAAATACCTACGGGTATTTTCTAAAGTAGTAGCCATTACTGATTTCTTTGTACCTTGAAGGCCTTCTAATAAAGCCTCTTTAGTTTCCGACCAACGGCCGTTTAGTAGTTCTGACATGTAAATTTCTCCTTAAATTTTTAGTCCAGCTAGGCGACGAATGTCAACGATGTTGCCATCGCTTTCGCTGCTACGGTTGCTGTTGGAAATTTTATTTCCTGTAATTTCTTTTGCCTCAGTAAGTGCCTGTTTCTTCTGCGGAGCATTGCCCTCGATTACCGCTGGCAAGTACTTATTAAAACTATCGTGTAACTTTACAGTTTGGACACTTTCTAATAGTTCGCTCATGATTTCTTTTTGGTCAGCCGCTAACGGCGCCAATAATTCACTCATGACTGCTTTTCTTTTCATGCTTTCATTTAATGCATGAATAGTTGCTTCTTTGCTTTCAATGATTCTCTGTGCTGTAACTGCAATGGTGTGCGCTTCAGCAATTTGTGAATCCTTCTTGTCTATGACCTTGAGCAATTGAGCTGCTTCTGATTTCTCATTAATGTAACTTGTTTGAAATTCGTTGCTGAAAGCTTCGAAAATCTTACGACCAAAATCTGCTTTACGAGCTGCGTCAATGTCTTCACGTAATTGTGTAAGTTCAGTTTTTAAGCTGGACTCAACAACACCTTCCACCATTGTTGCTGCACGTTGAACAAATTGTGTTTTGATCTTAGCAAGTGCATTTTTACCTTCACGGATAAGGCGTACCTTAGTTTCCGATAGGTCTTGTTTATCTTTGTAAAATTCTGCAATTTCATTGGCTAAAGCTTCAACCACAAATTCTTCTAGTTTGAAAAACTTGCTTGCCATGACTTTTTGGTCTTCATGTAATTCAGATACTTCTGATGCTAATTGACGTGTAATGAATTCCTTCATTATTGTCGCATCTTTCTTCATCTTAACTGCATACTTGGCTTTGGCTTCTGCTAGTTGAGCGCGGTCTTCAACAAACTCGGCAATTTCAGGTGTTAGTTGCTCACCAACCATACGGTCAATAGCTTCTACCATAACTGCTCTGTCGTGTTCATAACGTTGACTGAACTCTTCTCTAAGCTGTTGAGTGATTTGCGTACGGTTCTCGTTTACACGAGCTTCCCATGCTTCCTCAATCTGAGCTTTGATATCCTCAGAAATCACATTATTTTCAAATAATTGTTTAATTGCATCCAACATGTGATTCTCCTTTTATTGGAGTTTGTTTATTATTGATAATAAACTCTCTTTAAGATAACGTTGTGCTTTAGGATCACCCTTCACCTCTTCCGCTATACGTAAGGCATTTAGACCACCACGACTATTAATCAAGTGTTCATAAATTGGTGTAGGATATGCTCCTGGTGCACTGGGTTGAGCTACCACGTCTACAGTGATAATCTCGAAATCGCTGACTCTTCCAGTTCCGTCACCGCTGACGTTACCTGAGCCTCGACTGGAAACTCCCAACTTAACTCCGGACTCAAGCATAGTGCGAACTAGTTGACCCATTGGGGTTGGTAGAATCTTGAACTTTCCATAACCATTAGGACCGTCCATCCACATTTCAGTGATCATGTGTGATACACGGTCCAGGTTAATTTTTAAGTCATCTGGGTGATCAACTTCACCTAATACAGAGTATCCGCCAGAAATTTGATCGTTCAAAGTTTTGACAGCTCGCTCAATCTCGTCTACAGGGTACACACGTTGGTTGGCATTTTTAATGCCGCCTTGTATACAGATACCCTTCATGTAAAGGTTTTTCCCGTCGCTTCCATCAGACTCGATCACCATGCGGGCTTGATCGAAACTCAAATTTTCACGAAGGTAGTTGATTTTGCTCATATTACTTGCCTAGTAAGCTCTTTTCGCTATCTGGCTTGCTTCCCTTTTTCTCTGCTCCATGACCTGCTGGAACATTTTTCAAGTGCTTAACACCTGCTTTACCACCTGGAACATTAACGTTGCCTGATGCTAAATCTTTTGTACTTGGGTTTAGTAAACCGCCTTGTGTACCGCCTTTGCCGCCATCGCCGCCTTTAGCGATATTTGCAGTTGTACCGCCCATATCATTCTTTTTAGCTACTGTTGACTTAGTGAAAGCACCGTTGTCACCCATTTTAGCTGTTACTTTTTCTACGTATTCACGGATGAAAGCTTCGTCTTCTTGTGAACCATACATGCCTGGCTCTTCTTCATCACCGCCTTCTGGTCCGCCATAAATTTCAGCCATTTCGCCGTCTTCTTCGTCGCCCATTTCTGGCTCTTCAGGACCCATTTCGCCGTCTTCTTCTCCACCCATCAATGACTCAAATTCGTCACGTAGTGAATCAAGAGCGTCTTCTAGGTCTACTACACGGTCTTGTAAATCTGTTACTTCGTCGCCTGACAATGTTACGTCGCCGCCCATTTCGTCGTCACCTTCAATATCACCCATCATGTCGTCGGTCTCATCATCGCCTGAGAACTCGTCGCCCATGCCTTCAGTGCCTGGTGCTAATTCACCTTCACCACCTTGTGGTGCGTTTGGATCCACTTCTCCTGGCATCCCATCTTCATTAAAATCTTCTGCAAGCAATGATTCATAAATTTCACGTGATTTCTCAACCACGATGTCATGGAATAATTCCTTGGCTTTATCTGTTTCTTCATTAATTAGAAGTTCAAGCATTTGCTCGAATTTTGAACGGTCAGTCATGTTTAATTCTCCTTAGATTGTGAGCTGTCGATATATTTACACGTAATGAAAAAAAGTGTGCTATAATGGTGCGAAATTAGGCTGTTTTACTCCAACTTGATATGTTCTCACGTAACACCTCGTAAGATATAGTTTTGAAGTTGGGGAACTGCCACTGCGGATCGTAAAAGTTACGATCAGTTACTCTAAAATATTTAGTATTAATGTTGGTTTTTATAATATGTTCTGTTTGTCTTTGCCAGTTTCCATAATATGTTGCTGGGTCTGTACTCTTTCTATAATTGTTGCTGTTTGCAAATATGTTGTTTAACAATCCGTTCTCGCCAGCAAAGTCAAACCCCAATATATACACTTCCTTTGCCTTGTGATCTGTGGCCAATTGCAATGCTGTGGGACCTGAACTCCATCCTAGACTGGGTTTAAAGTAATTGAATCCTTGAAAGTCCTTGTACTTTATATGTGGGTTGGTCCACACTTGATGTTGTAATTGATAGCCTGTTTGATTAATTTCCATAATCATTTTGGGGTCAACTGCAATCAAGTAGTCAGGTGAAAACTCCCTGTAAACTGCATTACAAGCATATATTTTGCCGTGGGGTTGTAATTCTTTGTAAGTGATTTGCAAGCGACTTTTGCCGTTGCCTAATACAAAACTTCGCATACGTTGTCTCCTAAAAGTGTTTATCTTTTAGGATTTATTATGCCGCTGGAGCTGGAGCAATGCCGTACATGTCGTGAACAGATTTCAATTCTTCTTCCTGTTCAAGTATGTGTGCTTCACTGCTTTTACGTAGTTCGTTAATTTGTTTTAGAGTTAATCTAGTTTTTCTAGTGTCACTGCGTTGTAACTCTTCAATATCACGTGCAGAATCAAAGCGAAAGTCATTGCTAATGCGCTGTGTTTCAGGATCAAGATAAAATAGTTCGCGTAATATCATATGTTTATTTATCAGGCAGCTGGCGGTGCAGCTGGTGCAGCCGCAGTTGCTCCAGCACCCATGTCTGCACCTGGGGGAGCTGCACCATCTGGTGGTGCTATGTCATCTGGAGCACTGG